TAGATCTCATCGACACGCGCATTAAGTCGCTTGATCTCCGACAGCAAGTGCGTGATCACATAGCCCGCTAATCCACCCACTATCGCAAGAGTGGCAATATAAAGATTTAAGTAGTCCGCTGGTGTCATCGTTTAGGTGTCGCATATCCAAAGACCCCAGCAAGAACAGCCCAAAGGATCGAGCGGTAATCTGCTGCAAAGTTAGAAGCTGCCCAAGCAGATAGGAATGCACCTGCTGTGAGTAGGTAAGGGTTTTTCATATTCATGCTGATCCTCCTAGTAGCGGTACTTTAAAGAACGAACCATCGTTATCGCCTTTGATGCTAAACGAGACATGGAGATGATGGCGATGCTTGTTAATCCCAGTATAAGTTCTCCAGCGCCAAGCGCTTTTGGCGCTTGCAATTTTGCCGTCAAAGATGAGATACAAGATGCGCTTATCAGACTTTGCCAAGAGACGAAGTTGATCCGCCACATCGGGCATGATGTCGGGCTTAGGTCTGCCGGATAGATCGCGGTCAATGTCAATGGCACGAACCCAGCCTTCGCCATCTGGATTATGGTCAGACTTACGAGCTGAGTGCCGACTATCGCCGATCCAACCGTCCGAGGTACGATCACGGTCGCTGAAGCAGTCATCGAACTGTTCACGAAGTTGTTGTCCTGCTTTGCATAATTTAGGCTTCATCTAATAACTTCTTAGTTTCTAAATCGCAGCCTTGACAGTTCCAATTAAACTTATCGTTTAAGAATAACTCTTTATGACCGCATTCAGGGCGTGGAGGAATGAAAGCATCTGCCTCAGCATCATAGGTATAGCCAATTCCAGCATAGTTATAGCGGATCTTGGCATTGTAAGAAGTGCGCTTGCAGACTTGATTTCTAAAATTACCATACCAAGTTTCAGGGTCTAAGCCTTCGATCAGTTCTGTTTCATCAATACCAGTAATTACTTCAGTAACAACATTGTTTTGATTTAAGAATGCGTAGTGCGCCATTATGTCCAACTCACATTTCCAGTACCAGCTGTAATAGTTGTAACTTTATAACTACCATCTGTTCCTGTACTGCCTGTTAATCCTGCTCCGATAGTAATCGAATAAAAGTCTGGATAACGCAAGATAACTACGCCGCTTCCACCAGATGCGCCATCGCCTCTACTACCAGTTGCACCGTTATAGCCGCCGCCGCCAGCGCCACCGCCGGTATTTACTGTACCTGCTGTACCAGTTGCGCCGCCTGTAGGTGATCCTGCGCCGCCAGCGCCACCGCCGCCAGAACCTCCTGATCCTGGAGTTGTGTATGCATTATTACCAGCACCACCACCGCCGCCTGCGCGAGTAACCGATGTTCCTGTAATAGACGAAGCAAGACCGTTACCGCCATTACCAGATGCGCCAGGGCCACCAGTAAAATTACCACCAGCCGCACCAGCACCACCACCGCCGCCTGCACCGCCGCCTGCGCTAACCGTGCCGCCATTATTGCCTTCACCGCTTGGAGATGCTGTTCCTGCTGTACCTGCGTTAGGTGAAGCACCACCGCCTGAACCGCCGTTGCCACTTGTTCCACCGCCTGCAAAGTCAGGGCGTGATCCTTTGCCACCGCCTGTTGAAGTAAATGTCGAAAATACTGAGTTAGAACCATTGCTAGGTTCAGATCCGCTTGCGCCAGTTGTACCTGCGCCGCCTGCACCAACTGTGACTGTGTAATTAGTTGAAAGTAAAAATGCTAAATTGGTCGAAGTTTTGTAACCACCCGCGCCACCGCCGCCAGAACCTCCTGTGCTTCCACCGCCGCCTGCAATTACTAAATAATCTAATAATTTAGCAGGTGGAGGTGATGGCATGTTTACAGAGGCTATGAGGTTAGCGATCATTAGGCTATTGCACCTACGACATACCAAGTGTTAGCAGCGGTCTTAATACAGGCTGCTGACTTATATTGTGCAAGTGTTGGGCTGGCTGCTGTTGCCCCTGCTGAAAGAACTGTGGTTGTGCCGGGCGTTACTGCCGAGATGGTGCAAGTGCCTACGCCAATGTTGAGGACTGTTAGGACTGTGCCGATCTCGAATGCTACTGAGGCATCGGTAGGGATCTTGAAGGCGATAGCAGTTGCCTTATTCATGATCTCTAGGCTCTGATACTGGTCTGCTAGAACTGCTGTGTAGTCGGCTGTATTAGCTGCGCCTACTGAGAATGAAGTAAGTCCATTGTACATAGCCGCGCTTAGGACATCGCCTGTGCTTGCTGGAAAGCCTGTTGCCATTTATATCTCCTAGTACGCCATTATGTTAGTGCCGATTATACCTGATATGTTCGAGCCGATGATGAACCCTTCAACGATCGGTTCGAGAGTTGTCACAGTTACGCTCATGGCATTTGGCGTGATGTTCCATGAGAGTCCTTGCGCTTGCAAAGTCTTTACGATCGTTGAGCCGTCTGGCTGAACATTTGTGATCTTTAGATTAGAGAAGTAGTCCAGATCCAGCATTGTCGAAGTTGGTACATCTGGGTCAAGCAGATCGACCGTCATGGCATCTATGCGGATCGTGGTCTCTTTGCGAGTTGCCACATATATCTTTGCCACATTGAGCGCATCTGCATCTGTTTGGAGAACTAGGTTGTTCTCGTTAATCTGGTGCGGAAAGTATTTAGCAATAGAAGCTGAGTCCTCTGATACCTGTTGAGTTCCGCCATAGCGGGTCATGCCAGCGCTGTTGATAATCAACTTGTCATCGAAGGCGAAGGTCAGGTTGGTGTATGGGATACCTGTGGTTTGGTTAAACTCGATCGGAGTCTCGCCATACTTTTTAATCACATTAGTGCGATTTAGATAAATCGCTGTGCCTTCCGTGTCAATATAAAACGCGCCCTGCTCTGAGAACTCTACGTTCTTTAGCGCATCGAGCGCGGTGCGAGAAGTGCCAGGATCAGCTATGCAGGTTGTATTGCCGGTATCTATAGTGCGCATAGAAGCAGGCCATGAGACTTGATCTAAGATCTTGCCAATTCGAGTGCCAGTATCTTGACCAGCAGTAGCGCTTGCAACTGTGGTAATTCCAGCCTGTTGCATAAGTCTAAAAGCATCAGAACAGATTATGTCCACATAGCCTGTCTCTTGGCCTTGCGGGTAGGTGTACTTATAGTCTGTTGTATAGCCTGAGAATAAGAAGTAACCAACGCCGCCTACCGTTGCTGATACACGCAGTTTGCGAAGGGGAGTCAAGAAGCCAAAGTAAGGAGAGTTAACATTCTGGGGGTTAAAGTCAGAGTTAGGATCTAAGACTCTGATAGTTGCAGACCCAGCCTCATAAGTATCGCGCATGATATTGCGACCACGCTTAATACTGATCTGGCGAACATTGGGAGTTAGATCGACCGTAGGTTCTGGAGTAGTGCTAGAAGCGAGTGTGCCTGTGCCTAGAACTCCGTACTTCTCATCGCCAATAGTAAAGGGATAGCCGAAAGTAGCGCCGCTAGTGAAGTCGAAAGATACGGATATTTGTGCAGGTAGCGTCATGGCCCGAATGAACCGCCTTGACGGAAGATAGATGAGAACTTGGCAGATAGTGAAGCATCGAGCAAAGTATCTCTAAGAACATCTTGCAGGCTTTCTTGAGCAATAATTGAGCCAGCGTTGACATTGACTGTGAACTCAACTCCTGCTGCGCTTGTTTGTGTTGAAGCGTTTGGCAGTGTGTATTGAGTGCCAGTTACGCCATAACCTTCAGCCATAGAAGTGACAGGTGCTGGGCTTACTGTTGTGATGCGGCGAACCTGTGACTCGATCATGTCAAGATAAGACTTCCATGCTGTAAATGGATTTTTAGCATCTGGCAGGCTTGCAAGGTAAGCAGCTAATTGCTGTGATAGTCCCTGAGACTTAGCAAGTTCTCCAGCAAGTTTGGAAGCCTCTGTTGTATTGCCGGTCAAGATCGCCAGTTGCAGTTCTAGGCGCTTGCGTTCCTCAGCTGAGACATCGCCTTTAAGCGCAGCGATGATCTGAGTCTGCTGGATATCGAATAAAGTGCCAGCCTTTTGCAGCGCTGTCTGCTCTTTGATCGCTTTAGTCTGCTCTTTAGTTGTTTTGAGCAAAGCATCGCGGTTCTTTTTTGCTGCCTTGTCGGCTGCGGCTTTAGTTAATTCTGCTCTAATCGCTGGAGTGATGCCTGAGCGATCAATTCCTCGGTTCATCTCGGCTTCGCCTATTGCGCGGAAGGCTTGCAAGTCTCCACGCGCTAGGGCTGCTAACTGACCAACTCCAACGCCAAAGCGGCGCACGAAGGTAGCAAGTGCAGTAGAAGTCTTTTCGATTAGGTTTAGCGTGTTAGTAAGTCCACCTTCACCGCCGCCGCCGAGGGCTGCGAGTGCATCGAGTAGGCCGCCGCCGATAATCTCTTGAGCATTGCTAGAGGCAACTGATAGGCGCTGCATAGCACCTGCATAAGTATCAACTGCGACTGTTGCT